TCTCGTTCGTGTGCCGCACCACCGCGTTTCGGAGTCTTGTCACGCCCTTTCTTGTAGCGATAGCCAAGAGCATCCATATCAAGGATGATGCCGTTAGCATTCATGGACGGAATCTGACGGAACAGCGGATGCATATAGACCAACAGGTCACCAGCAAAAGTGTGGTAACGAGCGAAGGAAACGCCGTAAGCATTATCTACAGCAGACGGCTGCCAACGATCTTTAGCGATCTGCATAAGGTTGGAGATCACTCTCGGACCACAGAACATGACCTTTTCCTTAGAACCCCAAGCGAAAAGTTCTTCAATCAACAGACGGTCAAATTCGTATTCAGTGATAACGTTTTCGTCTTCAAAGGCGGAAGCGGCATCAATGACATTAGGAATCATGGAGAACAAGCCACCGGTGTAACGACGAGGTGTAGCGGTGTTCTCGTCTTCAATTGCTCTCTGACCAAAGAAGAAGGCTCGTTCAATGTCAGCCATGTGATTCTTAAGAGCCTTGGTCAACATTTCAGATTCCTTATCGCCAGTACGCAAATAGGTCTGCTTCAAAGTACCGGTGATGGAAACGCCAGTCTTAAAGATCTGGGTGTAGTTGTAATCCGTAGTCGGATCAAACGTTGCAACAGACGGTTTACCAGAACCTTCTTTTGCGGCGTAGCCAATGATCACGAGTTCATCACCTTGTTCTACAGCTTTCTTAGTGGAGGAACCACCAGCGCCACGAGCAACTGTAAGAGTGTTCGTGGAAGTATTGGCATCTGCGGTGGCTCTCATAACTTCACCAGTGCGGGTGTTATAGAGGGTTGCGTTTTCAACAACGAACGGAACGTTGTCATCAGCGGTAACGACAATAGATGTCGCAGAGTCATTTGCGGCGGTGGATACTTTCAACACACGAGACGGAAGCTCGTCACGGAAGTGGTTGTACTTCGGGTCGTCTGTCGGCGTGGAATGGGCAAAAGACAAAAGCGCATTCAACGGAGCAGTACCGTTCGGTTCAAGCAGTGTAAACGTTTCACGCCAGTTGGTCGGTCGAACGTTTACATCAAACTGACCAGTACCACGAAGTCCTGCAATTGCACGTTGTGCCATAAAAAGAATATCTCCTTAATGAATTTTTCAATTGATTTCAGGAGTTCGTTTGCTCCATCGAAATCGACAAAACACATATTCCCTTTAAACAAAAAGAGCAGTGGGAAAACTGCTCCTTTCGTATAAAAATTTTTATTTACTACATTCGACTAGCCATAACCTTCTTGATGTAGTCGTTCATAAACTGCTGATCAGGGCTCACTTGTGGCGGGATTCCTGCACCAGCATTAGAGGGGGTTCCTGTCGGATTTCCTGTATAAGCCTGTCGGCGTTCCATTACGCCACGCAGACGTGCAATCTCAGGTGCATCCATGTTTGCCTTAAAGTCTGCCATCAGTGTGTTGGCAACCTGCGGGTCAAGGAAGTCGGCGGGTGTATAGCCACGTTGCATAGCAAACAGCATGAAGTCATTAGCTCGGTCATCAGGTACTCCGTTGGTGTTAGCAGCTTCTTTCAGATTCATTTTTACCTGCATCTGCTGAGTGTTTGCCTGTGTCTGCTGTGCCTGTTGAAGAGCCTGTTGTCCCTGCTGTGCAGACTGGGCTCCGCCGTTCTGCATCTGTACAAGCATCTGCTGCATCTGCTGAAGTTGCTGTGCCATTTTCTGTATGGCCTGATTCTGTTCACGGAAGCCAGGCGGGAGCTTCAAGCCATTGTCACGTTCCCAATTAGCAAGGGCGTCATCAGCAGAAGGCTGGGCAGGTTCTCCTTCCTGACCGTCAGCAGGTGTCTGCTGTTTCTTCTCAACGTTGCCCATAGTCGGGTTCTTTGTGTATGCCTTTACAGCTTCCTGAAGGAACGAGGCAACCTCACCTGCCTTAGGTGTGTAGCCGTTCTTCTTTGCCTGTTCTGTGATTCGAGAAGCGAAGTCAAGCACATCTTTGTTGTCCAGCATACGGGAGTTCAAAGATGCGTAACGCTCCATTGTGTTAGCGATTTGTGCCTGAGTGAAGTGCTGAACATTACCGTCCTTCATTTTAATATCGTAAATATCAATTGGAGATTCACCTTCTCCGTCCTTTGGCTCACTCTGCTTAGTTGCTTGTTCAATCGCTGTCGGGCTTGGGTCAGCTTTAGGAGGTTCCGTAGGTACCTCGGGCTGAGGTGTAGCATCCTGCGGAGGTGTGGAGACAGGAGCTTGTTGACCTGCGGCTCCTCCTAAAAGCTGGTTAGAAATTTGGTTAATAATGTCTTGATCTGTACCGTCCATTCGTGTCTCTCCTATTCGTTAAGCGGTAATTGGTTCTCTAAAGATTCAAGAAGATTGTCGGGGTAGCTGAGAAAGCCATTAAGGGTGAGTAACGCTCCACGGCGGTAATCAATTTCATGGATAGACATTTCCGTCTTGGAGCCGAAGGCAATCGTGTGATCGTAGATTTGTTTTTGGATTTCCTCTTTAATAAGTTTCCATCCATCGGAATTAACAAACTCTTTTAAATACCCAACCTTCTTTACGATCATCGGGTCTACTGCCGTCAAATCATCCTTTGTCACTCGTCTCTCCTAAAAACATCTTTTGCTCAGCAAGTCTCCTTCTGAGAAGTCCCCTGAGTTTTATCCCGTTTGAATAAATCCACTTGGGAAACTCCAAAGCAGCTCCCTCGAAATCTCGTCTATTAACCTTCTTTAGCAACGTTGAAATTTGTAGGTTTCCCGCTCCAACATTGAATGCAAAGTCCGTTAGAGCCGAGAACTGATCGACATCTACTTCTGTTTTAACCAGCCTAGATACAGCCAATCCAGCTTTTTCAATGTCCTTTTGAAGAAGAGTTTCAGCTTCTTCTCTTTCAATGGGTTTGAACTTCTTTAGGTCTTCGTAACGCTTACGGGAAAGAAGATGTCCATACCCAATAGTCGGATACCCAACAGGGTCGTGGTATGCGTAAACAAGTCCGTCCTTTCCAAGACGTTCTAGTTTCTCAAACGGCTTTGCTAATGAAGATACTTTCTCGTGAACTTCATCTGGCAACTTACTCAATGGACTTACCCTTTAAGAATTGCTTTGCACTTCTTGCACCAAACCAATAGGAAAGGACAAGCGTCAGGACTGCAAGATCATCTTCAGACCAAAGAAGTTGTACGGTGCTTTCCAACGGCATACCGTTTTTCATAGCCTCAAGGTACAAGCCGTACTTCACCAAGCAGTACATGAAGATCATGCCGTAGGTAACAGCGGGTCTTACCAGCGTATTGAGAACGTCCAATAGAGCGTAGATAAAGAACCCTGGAACCATAATGATCGGGGAGTACCAAGCTCCTTCCGTCCATTGCCGAACGGTATCAACCAGTTGGATTCCAGTTGTCGGAGATTCCCGATGGATGGCAACTGTCTCGTTAATGTCTGCCATTGCACCGATCTCGTCCATGCGATACAGGTGCTCCTTCTCAGCCTGTTCAACACGAAGGCGGAACATCTCCAACTCGTGTTTATCGTCCTGATGACGTTGGTAGGTCTTAATAACCTCAGGAATGAACGGGGCTAAGAAGCCGAATATGGCAGACAGAATTGATAGCATGATGTTTACTTAAGGAATACTTGCAATAAGGTGAAACCTAAGGAGAGGACAAAAGCCACACCCCAAAGGCGATTAACGATCTTCTCCAACTGAGAGGAGATACTTGCACATTCAGCTTTCACCTCGGACAATCCTTTTTCGAGATTCTCGATTCTTCGGCTGTGAGAATTATTTCGTTCTTCCTGTCGTGTCAGACGTTCCATGAGCTCGGTAAGGCCGTCGAGCTTGTGGTTGATCTCGGCTAGGTCTTGTTTCGTAACTGGCTCCATTAGTCTTCATCATCCTTCCCTTTAACCTTGTTCTTGAGGCCAAGGACTATTGCAGAAATAACGTCTGCGACTTCCGAATACTTTCCCTGAGAAAGTACGGCTAACGCTCTACGAGCTTGATCGTTGGTGATCTCAATCTGAATCTTGTTTTTCTCCATTGGTTCTCCTAGGTAAAGGCAATAATGTCGCCTCTTGCTCGTAACTGTCCTTCGCAATAAGCGTCGCCATGAATGGTTGGGTTAGTGTCAGGAAGCGGTGTATAGCCCAAAGCTCTAATAACCTGTTCCTTTGTAAGGTTTCCGTCCCACGTAAGGTTCTTTCCGTTGTAGGTAATTCCGTTAGGACTAACCGTAAATGTGTTATTACCTGCTTTGATTGTTACAGGGCCGTTTACCGTACCTCCTGTTGCAAGGTCGAGGTAGTCGGCCTCTTCCAAACGGTTGTCAACATAAGATTTTGTAGCTACTTCATTGCCTGACTGTGGATCTCGTGAGGTATAGAGAGGCCCTGTCATTGTTCCACCGGCTACATCCAAGGGAACATAACCTAAGCCGTCCTCCTTCTTGTCGTCGAGTTCTTTGACAAGACGGTCAACGTACTGCTTGGTCGCAGCATGAAGCGGAACTGTCGGGTCATCGTTCAGCGTCAATGGCTCGACCATCTTGATTGCCTTACAGCCGTTGTGATTCTCTGTGGCAAAGTCACCAAGCTGGAGCGTTTCTCTCATTTCAGCAGGGTTTCTATCGTCCAAAAGCTGTCGGGCGTAAGGTGTCAGCGTACATAACGCAGAAGAATTGTCACCTGTAAAGAATACTAAGGAATCTGCTGTAGGCGTTACCTGAGATAATGCACCTAATGAAGGAGCACCGACCAGCGCAATGAACTTTTGTCGATTCGGCAACAGCGCTGAAGTGTGATCTTCTGTACAAATTTGAACGATGTTCTCGATAACTACATAGTCCGTAGCGTGGTAAGCAGTATTAGGTGTCCAGTTTCCACGGAACTTTGCAAAGAAAGCTCCTGTGTTCTGCCATCCTTCTCCATCCTCGTCATACTGACCAGCTCGAATCTGAAGCTGGAAGTCCCCTCCTACACGTAAGCGAATGAAGTCAGGTCTTACGTGGCCTGTGGTATCTGAGAAAATCTCCTCCAACAGATCATAAAC